AAAGTAGTTGGTCATCGAACTGTCCCTAGTTCGCTAGGCGAGTCTCAGAAGCCCGGATTCTTGCCCCAGACCTTCGCCGCTGCCCACGCCACGTTCGTCGCCCGATCAGTCGTCACGGGATCCGATGAGGTGGCCCCCCTGCCCTTGGGCGCGGGGGAGGCAGCGCCGGAGAGTTGGCGCTTCCGTCGTTCCTGCTCTCGCAGTTTATCTTCATCAGCTTGCGGGGGGTCTGTTAGCCCGACATGCTCCTTGAACCGCGCGATCAGTTTGGAGGCCAGTTTGGCGTCCGTGATCGCATCGGCGTTAAGCTGTACGGCCCTCTGTACCCATGCTGGCTGGTCTTCATCCTCCGCCGAGTCCGCGGCCCGCTGGGCGGCGTTCTGGTTGGCGGTGTCCACGTTGTCGAACCGCGACGCGAGCGTGCGGACAACGGCAGAGAGCTTATCGACCGGCTTCGCGATGTCAGGAAACTCTTCGCGAAGGGTCTTAAGCTCGGCCTCCACCTCATCGAAGGAAGGGGCGGCCGATTCCTCGGCGGCGGCTTCCTGCTTTTCGGCGAGCGCCCTCTGGAGTTCCTCGACTTTGCGAGACATTCCAGAGACTTGGTTCCGTTGACGTTCCCACGTCTTTTGGATCTTGGCGAGTTCAGCTTGGGTCTGTTCGAAGGCGGCACGCTGAGCGTCCGAGGCTTCAGCCCAGATGTCTTCTGCCGAATCGGCCTTCGCCTCATCGACCTTAGGCTCGGGCTCATCGCCCTCATCCTGCGCCTTAGGCTCAGGGTCGTTGACCTTGTTCGTGGTGTCGCCCCAGACGAGGCCCACCGCTTCCGCGGCCAGTTCTTCTCTGCTCGGCCCGGCTGAGTCAGCGGGGTCCGTGGCTTTTCCCGTCATAGTCTCTCTCTGGTTGGTGCGGCCCAATGGGCGGCGGGTCAGTAGCCCGAGAAGCCCTCCTTGGGCTTAGCTGGCGGACGAGGCGGGTCTGCGAGCCTGAGGATGTCCCTCATGGCCGCGATGTACCCGCGCTCGTATTCGGTGGACGCGATGTCGGTGCCGGGCTTCTCCAGCTTCACCTGAGCTATCGCGATGCGATTCTTGGCCGAGAGGCTAACAGCCTCCCATGTCGCCGAATGGGCTTCGATCATGTGTTGGCGATCTCGGTCTGGTTAAGCGGCGACTGCTGCGAGGAGCGGATGGCCATTTCCGCCGCGATGCCGCGCTCCTTGCTTTCGCGGTCCTTGTCCGCCTTGAGGAGCATGGCCTCGATCTGCTCGCGGCTCATGTTCATCTTTTCGGCGAGCGACATCATGGCAGCCTCGTGCTGCTTGTCCGTCACGTACCGGCGAGCGTCGTTCTCCATCGTGGAGATGGACACCTTGGCGGAGGTCTCTTCCCTCATCGCTTCGATCTTCGCCATCTCGACTTCCGGGTTCGAGCCGCCCTGACCCTGACCGGCCGCCTCCGCCGCGAGCATCTCGGCCTCTGCCTTCTCAGCGGCCACTGCCTCGTCGTTGCTGACGACGTAGAGGGTCGGGTCGAGCATGTGGGCGCGGTAGACTTCACGGAGCACTTCGACGTTCCGCTGGTACTTCCCGAAGATCGGCGATTGCCCGAACTGGAGGGCGAGCATCGTGAGGTTAGCCGCCTGCATCTCGCGGACTAGAAGAACCGACGAGCCTCGGGCCTTCACGTTGAAGTCTCCCTTCAGGTCGTCGCGGTCCGAGAACTGCATGTTCCAGTCGTAGAGCCGGCGGATGTTCGGCATCGTCATGTCGTCGTCCCAGTTCTTCACGAACCGGCGGAAGACGATGTTCGCAGCATTCGCGCGGAGCACCTCGGTCCCCACCGGGGTCGCCGTGGGCTCCGTGCCGTCAGGCTGCCCCGATGCTACCTGCGGCACCCCTGAGCCATCGTCTATCTGCTTGTAGCAGAGTTCGATCATGGGGATGATCTCAGCGAGGTGGCTGTTGATGGCAAAGTTCCCAAACACCGTCTGAATGTCGATGTCCGAGGTCTCGGCGTCCGGGGTTAGCTGCCAGAGCTTACGCGGCGTCAGCTTCCAGTTACCGTCCGATGGCTCGATGTGCCGGCGGTTGATGATGATCTGGTCGCCGGTCGAGAGCGCGCCGTTGTCCATGAGCATGCGCCACGCGCCGTTCAGCGCGGCCTGCGGGTCGCGGATCATGCGCGGAACACCGTAGCCCCAGATTGAGGCTTCGTCTTTTTCGAGGTTGTAGACCGAGTAGGTGCATTCCTCGGAGTCGAGCGGGTATATGTCGAATTTTAGGATCTTGCCTTGGCAGAACCAGAGCACGCACTTCTTCTCTGCGAGCGGATCCGCCTCGGCCTCCCGGTAGGTGGCCTCGTCATCCACCGCCATCGCGAGGTCCATCATCTCCTCGCCGTCGAGGGAGCCGGTGAACTTCCAGACGTGGAAGGTTTCCTTCGGCAGATCGACGCTCGCTCCCGTTAGCGTGCGGATGCTGGCGAGGTACGCGGGGGCAGGCGTGTAGCTCTTCTCGCGGATGAGCGCCGCTACGTTGCCCGTGCTGACGCCTTTGAGGCGCGCAAACTGGCGAAGGTCGGACGGCTTCCACAGGTAACGAACGTAGGTCTTCCCGTTATCTTCGATGGAGCAAGCGTCGTTGTCTGGGAAGAAGGACCACGGGTCCACGCGGTAGTAGCCCGGCCGGGCCTCGTTCGCGAAGGTCAGCTTGTAGGTGCCGTTCTTCTGCTTCTCCCAACCACGACGCATCTTGCCGGGGGAAATGGGGCCTTCCATGATTCCGGTGCCGATCTTGCAGGCATCTTCGATCACGTCGCGGCACTGCGCCTGATAGTCGCACTCGGTCAACTGGTCGTCTATCTCGGCGGACATAAGCTCCGCAGCCTTGCGGATCTGCTCCATGTCTTCTGGCGTCGTCACGAGGCCCGCGGCGGTCAGAGGTACGGGAGTCGGCTCGATAGCCCAGTTCCGATCCTCGGTCGGGAAGAGGAGGTCGATGAGCCGGGCGGAGACGGCGTTGGTCTTGGGGCGCGTCATCGGTACGAAAAGCTGCGAGCCGCCAGCCTCCTTGATGTCTTGCAGGACGCTGGCCGAGTAGCGCCCGTGGTACTGCTCAAGGTCGCGGATCCACTCGTTCTCAACGGCACCACGACGAGCCACGCGGTCGTCAGCCTCGCGCTGGTGCTTCATCAAAGCGACGTTCAGGCGTTCGTTGAACGCCTTCAGTTCGTCCTGATCGCGCTTGGCCTTAGCCATCAATAACCCGCCCTGACATCACCAACCAAGCTACGCACGTCGCGCGTCTTCACGACGGGCTTCGTGGTGAACCTCGCCTTGAACCCCATCGCCATGTACCGGAGCGCGTCGAGCACGTGGTCGTCCTTCTTTACGATCTTGCTTCGCCCGTCGTCATCCTCGTCGCGGTGGTAGCGGTGGTACTCGAACTCAAGGTGACGGCAGTTCGAGAAGAACTTCAGCCTCCCCGTCTCCAGCCGCTCCTGCACCGCGAAGATACCGGCCTCGACTGAGTTGTCGGCCGGGATGATTCTGAGCCCATGCGCGCGGTACTGCGCGAGAAGCTGCTTGCCGTCGTTCTGGGAGCGGCCACGCGCCGCCGGGTCAATCATCCCTACCATCCACTCACCGCGCGCCTTGATGGCCGCGGAGTGCATCACGGGCCGCTCCTCCGGAACCTTATACTCTGACACCACGTAAAGGATGTCGGTGTCCCTGTCCCAAGCGCCCCAGACGGCACCGGTCCAGTTCCACCCCACGTCGAGCCCGTAGCCCCTCGGATACCACTCAGGAATGCGGAACGGAGCAACAGAAGCCTGCTCCCACGGGACAGTATAGATGGCACCGACGCCGAGCTTCGGGATGCCGCTGGCCCGCGCGTCTCTCTGATGCCGAGGATAGCCAGAAAGCATCTCGGATTTAGTCTTCTCATCGAGATGAGGGACATCGTTCCAAGTCGCATCTACTCGATACTTCGACGCCGTTACCTTAGGCATCAGGCCGGCCAGCCGCCCGGTGGGACTGAGGTTGTCCACGTCCGCGCGCCGAAGCTTGAGCGAAGATCTCGGTAGAGCTTCCGGTGCCACGCTGGCGGCGCGTTGGTCTGGGTATTCTGTGTAACCGCCATCCAGTCGGCGTAGCTGTCGATGTCGGGAGTGCCAGAACCGGGGTTTACGCCCATGAGACGGTCAACGTAATCGAAGAAGGCGTCACGGTTCCAGACGGTCTTTGCGCCGAGAAGCCACGCGACGATTGCCTCCCCTACCACCGAGCAGGAGTTGATATTCCGGTACACGGCGTAAATGTGTGCGCTGTCGAGGTGCGGATCGGTGATGTGCTGCACCCCCCACTCCGGCATCTGAGCGTTCGACATCGCGGTGGTGTAGGGGCGGATCGGGCGGCCCGGCGTTGCATCGGAAAACGGCGGGCGGCCGATGTCACCGGGGGAGACGGTGAAGATATGCTCGTCCTCCGCGAAGTCCAAATTCGCCCCGCTGCAAAGAGTCTTGAGCCCGGCGTCATCCAGCACCATCGCGGCGAAAACGAGCGGCAGCTTCCACCCGTCGAGGATGCCGCCGCGCGCCCGCCACTTGCCGCCGTTGGAAATCACCGCGGCGATGTCGAGGCCGATCTGGATAAGCGACACGCATAGGTTCCTGCGGTCGAGGTCCGAGGTGTCATCGGCCATCGCGAGAAGAGCGGCCGAGGTGACGGCGTGAGAGGTAAATTGGCCGTAGCCATTGCGACTGTCCGTCATCAGGAAGTCGCCCCAAGTGTTATTCCTCGCGGCCATCCAGCGCGAGTTGTCGTCGAGACGACATCCTACCTGCCAGCCGCGGCGGATGTTCTCGTATGCGGTCGCCGTAGTCGGTGCGCCGCTCGGCCGATTCCCGATTGAGCCGAGCTTGCTGTAGTCGATGTCGCTTTCGGTGAAGAGCGAAGCCTTCGACGCAGCGGCTGGCGAGGGGCGGAAGGAGCCGGCCGCGGGGATCGAACTCACTATCGTCAGGTTGACGGTTTCTTGCAGCGGAGAGCGCGCGTTGGTCCCGAGAGATTCTCCCTTGCTGACGGCTTTCGTCAGGGTGCAGGGCGAGGTGATAACGAGAGCCCCGCCGGTCTTGCCGGGGTCGAGGTTGCGCAAGGCTTCGTAGACAAGCGGCGACTGCATCGAAGTTCGGCTGTCGAGCCCCTGCGAGCGCGCGCCCATGCCTTCGTAGCTGATCGCGGTGATGGCGACGCCAGAGCCGGCCGGCGTCAGCACGCTATCGTCAATCGTGCTGCCGTTGGAGAGGAGCGCGATTCCACCGAGATTGTGCATCAGGCCGTTGCGCCAAGTGCCGTTAACCTGCACCGAGGCCGGCGACCAAGCCGCAATCGAGACGTTCGTGGCGATGACAAAGAACGGATCGCCGTTGCAGTAGTAGCCGCGGTTTTTCGCCGCCGAGAGGGTGACGGTCGTGCTGTAGAGGCCGACCGAGCTAACCGACGACACATCGGCTGGATCGCCGGGGTCTGGCGGCGGCTCATCCTCTGGAGCCGCCGCGACGAACGTCAGTGGCGAGCCGGTGGCGGCCCTGATTTCGCCGCTGGCCGTGTGCCGGTGCGCCATGTGAAAATATGACGTGGCACCGTCGGCCGCCCCGCCAGTAGAATACCAGATCGCACCTGCGCTCGGAGCCCAGCCGAAAGATGGATCCGTGAAGTCCAGTGCGAGGCCGTAATCTGGCGTGGTCGTTGCACCTCGCACCCATAGCCTAGTGAACCCGGAATCCGGCGCTCCAAGACTCGCGCTTACCGTAGCGATGCCTCGCCGAACGAACGTCGAGCCAATCAGCACCCAGCCCGTTGAAGTCTCGTTTGATGCCCAAGTTACGAACGTGGACAGATCTTCAGTCGGCCACGTGATGCCCTCCTCGGAGGCGGTAATCAGGGCAGTCCAGTCGGTCGTAATAGAGTCAAGTGGTAGGCCGACTGTCGTGTTCGCCGTCCAGATGCCGCGAATGTAAAAATCCTCGTCCCCGTCAACGAAGACATAGCGGGGGTTAGCAAGGCCGGGAACGTAGATTATGGGATCGCCAACCTGATCTCCAGCCTCAGCCGTATCGTCGCTCGCGAAGATGATAAGGGTGAGTGTTTCCGCCCCTCTTGCTGTTGGAGGGGTAAAATCTACATAGCCTCCAACTACCGGAGAAGAGACTGTTATATCAACGTCGATGGACAGCCACCTCGGCTGCTCGCCGAATAGCTCGTTGTATCTGTCTAAATCAATGTAGCTGCCCACAGTTACTCCGCGGCTACTGAGAAGACGATGGCGGCGCGGTAGGTGCCGGCCGTATCGAGGGTGAGGGAGACTGTCTCCGGTGCGACGGTGGAGGCATAGGCCGCCTCGCTCGCCACCGCGAAATTGTCGTCGGCGTGCTGATTGGTGTTGAGAACCGCCGGGGCGGAGATGTTCTCCATCCGGTGCGCGTGTACCATGACGACACCGTTCGCCGGGATGTCGAGGGAGAGGTCGGAGAACGAGGTGCCCGAGGCCGCGGTGCCGCCGGCCGCCGAGTCGGAGATCGTGCCGGCTGCGCCGAAGGTGGCCCAGACATGGCACATGCCGAAGGAGGGATAGGCGCTGCGGGCGAGGGTGACGGTGCCGGATGTGGTGATGTCAGACATATAAATGTTGATATTTCGGCCGCCGGCCGTGGTTGACAGCACCGGCGTCAGGGTGCCGCTAGACCCGAGCGCAACCGTTCCGAAGGCGTTGGTCTGCGACATGGCGACCCAGATGCGGCGGCCGGCGGCGTAGGTTCCGAGGTTGACCGAGGAGTTGTATTCGTTGGCCCCGAGCCGGACGAGGTACGTGACGGAGGCACCCGAGGCAGCGGCAGTGGTGAACCCATCCCCAACCACGACGGTTGACTGGAGCCCGTCGCCGTTCTCATGCATGAAGGCGATCTTGTAGCCGGTCGCCGCGGTGAGGCCGGAGGGCGCGGGGGAGAGCGCCTGTGTACCGCCAACGGTGACGGCCTGATTGCCGGAGTCCTCCGCGTCGGTCGAGCCGTTCGCCTTCTTGCCCAGCTTGACGTTTGCCGCGCTCGGGGTGGTGTCGGCAGTCAGGAGCACAACCCAATAGAGCGTGCCGTCCAACTGGTTGGTATATACCGAGCCAGTGGCCGCCGTCGTTTCGTTGGCGAGATCGATTGGTGTGGTGAGCGTCGGCCCCGTAGCCATCCCGCCGAGCGCCGCGGCGGAGGCGAAGCGGCGCTCGATCTCCACGCTGGTGGTGTTGATGCACTTGTACCAGAGGGTAATCCGCGAGCCGTCGGTCGTCGGAAAAACGATGTTCTCGCCGCCTACGAAATTGGCTAGGTCGGCGGACGCGAACTGGATTGTGTAGGAGCCCGATAGGATCAGTGTTATGTAGCCCGAGCGGCGGGCTCTCATGTTCTCGGGCAAGTTGATCGTCATGTCCCCAGTGACGGTCATCTCGGCGTCAAAGAAGAGGTTCAGATTCGGGGTCCACGAGGACGTAAAGTCAAAGGTTTGCGGCGCTCGCGATTCCGCCCATACCAGCGAGGAGATAGCTTTCGCCTCGTGTACGTCGTCGGACCAGAGTTCCTCCTTGGTCGCCCAGCCGAGCGGGAGCGGCTCCTCAGCGCCGTATGCTTTATCATCGTCGTCGTCCGGCACCCGGAAGTGCAGGCTGGCACCAGTCGAGGCGCTCGTATTGAAAGCCATCCTCTGCAAGAGAGCCTGCGCCAGACTATCAAGCTGGTCTTCGCTGAGAACGCTCATGTCAGTCGGCAGGAAAGTCGCCGGGAGTACGCCATCCACTAGGTACGGTACATGCGTGCCGAACGTGAAGCGATAGTCGGTCGTGCCGCTCCAGCCAGCGAATCCTTCGACCCCCTCAGGCTCCGCCGAGAAGGCGGTCAGATCGCTCCCCTTGTAGTCCGT